GGCTTTGGCTTTGGCCTGGTCGGCAGCCTGCTTTTGCATGAGCTGCGATTCGCCGTACAAGGCGAGGCCGATCCAGTATTCGCTCTGCGGGAGCTTCAATAGCTCCGGCGCTTGCTTGATGGTGGCCTGATACGCCGTGTGCATCGGCGTGCCTTTCTTGAAGAGGTCGGGGAAGAGGTTCTTGGCTGCCTCGACGGCCGGTTGACGCTGGGCGAGCCATTGCTGGCGCGCGGGTGCGTGGATGGTTAGAACATCGTCTGCACGGATAAGGTAATTTTTCACCTCATCCGAATCAACGTAGACCTCGGTGCCGTCCGGCCTTTTGACCGTTGCGCCATCCGTATTGCGGAGCGCCCATCGGCGGACTTCTTGCGCGGACTTGATCTTGGCCTCGAGCGCCTCGGGCGTGTCCACATCGGCCAGCGGATTCTCCGCGGTCGGCTGCAAGACGGGGCGAGCGGCTTCGTTGACTTGGGATTCCAGCTCGGCGAGGCGCTTTTGGGCTTCCTCGTATTGGCTTTTGACTGCGGCGGCTTCTTCAGCGGCGGCTTTCTTTTGGGCCGTCAGCTTGTCGATACGCTTTTGGATTTTATCCTGCGTGGGCGCCTCGTCTTCCTTGTCGCCATCCTCGTCGTCCTTTTCTTCGGACTCCTCGGCGTCTTCGGACTCCTCGTCCTTAACTTCTTCGGTATCTTCGGATTTCTCCTCGGATTCCTCTTCTGTCTCAGTTTGTGAAAGATCTTCGGCTTCTGCCGATTTCACGTCCTCGGGTTGCGCCGGTTGCCCGGTAAGCTCCGCGAGAGCCATTGAAATGATATCGTCACCTGCAGCCGGAGCTGCGTTCTCTTCCGCCATGGATAAACCTCCAAGTAGTGCCAGGCAGAGCGTCTGCCAGTCCGATCAACAACCACAGTGCCATGAAGGCACAACTCACCGTTGATACATTAAGTATGGGTGCGGACTGTACGTTTGTCCAGCACTATTTTATTCGAGCTTCGATGACTCTGCGCGGCGCTGCTCTAGGGCGTCCCACAGTTCGAGCAAAGCGTTGAGCTGGCCAGATGCATGGGCGAGCCATCCGGGTTCTTTTGCCGTAGCCATCGTTGAGACGAGCAGGGAGGTGTCGGCGATGCGGTCCTGCAGCTCAAGCATGACAGCGAGGTAGGACGGCGGCGCTTGTTCTCGGGAGAAGGCGAGGGCGCCCTTGGGGTCGTGGTTGTCGCCGGGGTTGTAGCGGTCGGTTGGGATGGTTTTGGTTCGGTTAAACATAAAATGGGTAAAGCGCTCGGTTAGCCGCTATAACGTGAGGCCCGCACTCGCGGCAAATCGGGCCAAGCATTTCGTCAACGCCATGGATGTCTTCCATGCGAAGCTGCTTCGTACAGACTCCGCACTTCGGAGGCTCATCGCTTCGGCCGCGCCATGGTCGCACTCGCGGCGGTGGAGGAACTATTCCCGTTGGCGCCATCAGTAACTTCCTCCTCCGGTTGGTCGCAGGATGTCGCCTTCGACGTTCATCGCATCCGAAAGAACAACGTAGCGACAAAGGTCGATCCAGTCCTTAACGCTTCCGCGTTTCCCGTCAGCCGCAGTATAAGTCTGCAGTGCGTAGATGACATTTTTGCAGTTCTCGCTGATATACAGCTTCGGCTGGTTGCGGGCGTCCACCGGCTTCTCGGGGTTGTATGACAGCGCATCGTTGATCATGCTGACGCCTTCATCGATGGAATCGCCCGGGGTTGCCGTGAAAAGCATCCCCAAGTCAGCCATCTCATCGATGAGCGTGGTCGGCGATTCCTTGGCCAGCGTGCGGGCGTGGCCGTAGCGACTATCCATCCATCTCTCAAAGATTTCCTCACCGCCTTCAACGCGCAGGATTTCGTCCTTGTAGCGCTCAAGACCGAAGCCGAAGTCCTGCTGCGCGGGTCCCGGCTTGCCGTCGAGCTTCTTGCCGTCCGGTAGCGCCCACTCGCCGGCGTAGCCAACGCCTTCGATGTAGTCGGTCTGGTTGGGCCACTCGCGGTAGACGACAATGCGGCCGGCAGTGTCATGCACCGTCCAAATCATCGCCCAGTTTTTGCCGCTCGCCGGATCGACCCAATGGTAGCGGGTGCCTTGCGGGACATCCGAGGCGCGGATGACGTGGACCTTGGGATTGAAGAGCGGGAAGCGGCCGCTGATGGCTTTGGTCGGGACGCCGTAGGCTCGGCAGAGGATTTTTTCCTTGGTCTCGCTCTGCAGCTCTTTCTTCATCCGCGACCAGCCAGCCCAGGGATTTGACTGCGTGTGGAAGTAAAGGATCGGGCGCTGCTTCGGATTGAGTTGCTCAATGGGAACCTTGTCATAGCCGGAGATCTCGCCTTTGTCGTTTTTGAGCGGGAGCAGCTCGGCGTCCGTATCGGTGATGGTCTTGGCGCCGGACAAGTAGTCGGCCACGGTCGGCGACCAGCCTTCGACCGGCGTGAACGTGACGGCGAGCTTGCCATTTCGGTCTACGAGGCGGAAACGGAGGGTTTCGAGGACATCAAGCGGGACCAGCTCGTCCGCCCAGGCAAAATCGATCTCGCCGCCCTCGAGCGTGGACGGATCTTGCGCGTAGTTGCGGAAAATGCAGATCGATTGGTTCGGCGCAACGAATTTTGCCTCGGTAAAGCCACCTTTGACGCTGTAGGTGATGTTGGTGACCTGCCCCTTGCGCGCATTGCGCCATTCCGGCGGCATATATTTCCAGACGCGGGGCTGCTGCAGCTCAATGGAGTTTGGTGCGGTCGTTTGAAAGCACCAGATGACGGCCCCGGGCTTGGAATACATGGTCTTGATGGCTTCTTTGGCCGCCCATTCGGTCTTTCCGCTCCGGTTTCCGCCCATAACGAGGATCTCGCGGTGCTTTTCGAGCAATTCGGACGCGCGTTTCCACACCGGCGGGATGTAGCCATAGCGAAACGTGTCTGATGCCTCGCGGGCGATCAGTTCTTCGCGTGTCTTTAAGTATTTCCAGCCCTCGTCCGGCCCCAGTTTCTCAAGCAAGTCGAGATCGACCTGCATGACAGGGTGCGGCGACGGCTTAAACCGTGTCTGATGTTCGTTCATCCGTCATAGCACCCGCACGGCACATGGTGCGGGTCGTGCTTGTCAAGCCAGTCGAAAAGTTTGAGCTGATCGTCGTCAGCTTTGACGATCTCGGACCACTTGGTGCCGAATGCCAGCCCTTCCTTCGGTCCCTTGACCTTGACGTTCTCCTCCAGCGCAATCGCCCGCTGGTAGTATTCCGGCGCTTGGTCGCGGAGGCGCAATATTTCGCGCAGCTTCATGGCGGGGCAGAAGAAGCAGGAGGATTTGCCTGCTTGCGGCAGGCCGTGGCGGCAAATGGCATCCATGCACTCCTGCCTCTTCCACTGCCACTCGATGAGCGGATACCAGTAATTCTCAATGCGCCCCTTGCCCAGATCCTTGGTCGTGATCGCGCCGCCGCGATGACCCTCTGCAAAATCGTAACCGATAGCCTTGGTAACGGTCTTGACGCCTTGCTCGTCCATCCATTTCCGCACCCTTTTGTTTTGCGGCTCAACTTTGTATTTCATTGAGCAGGCTTTGAATCCGTAGGCGAGAGAAGGCAGCGTTTCATTGCGTAGGCAGTCGCCCTCCAATGACGTTTGCTCTCCCTTGTAAGTCTTAAAGACCGTCTCAATCGGCAGGCCAAACCACTCTTGGCACTTGTCCGACATAACGCGCAGATGCTCGTAGGTGTGCGGAAGTTCGCCGCCGGTGTCGGCAAACAGGATCAGCGCAGGGCGGATGCCGCGCTCGTGGAACCCGCAAAGCATGGCGGTGCTGTTGGTTCCTCCGCCGTAGGCTACGATAAGAGGGTGTTCTGGCATGAAATGTAAATGGGCGCTGGCTGGTTAGCGCTCGGACCCTTCCCAAGGCCGATTTTGTTAAGCCGTGCCAGCGCCCAAAATGTCCAAAGTCGGATTCTCCGCGGCAGCGAGTTGGTCGATGCGCGCGGTCAGCCACCGGCCGTTGTCTTCGCGGCAGACAGTGACGTAGTCGTTCTCCATGCCGCCCTGCGCGACAACGTAGAGGACGCGGCAGGTGCCGATGCCGTCTACTTCGACGCGGAAGTTTTGGGGCGGCCAAGAGATCATTGGAAAAATTGCCGGGAACGGTGAGCGCTCACCTTTTCAGCGGCGGGTTTTCGGAGTGATTCATGGCTCATGCCATCCCGATCCGCCAAAGCCCCTGCACCTTGAGCTGCATGCAAAGCAAGGGAGAAGGGTAACTTTGGAATGTTAAAACGCTGCCCGGACAAAGTGGAGCTACGGCTCAGGTCGCTCATCCCCGCATACGCAGTGATGCCCTCAATGACCGCAGCTAGGTGAAGCAGAGGGATCATCTCTCGTTAGGCTGCGCATTGCTCTTGCACCCAATCGGATGCCAAGACAGCACTCCACCAAAGAATGTGCAGGCGCCCCAGTCGTCTTGCTCGCTGGGGCTGGGCATCCCGGTATGTCCGCGGCGCCACACCACATGAACGCCGGCAAGAACCCGCTTGAGCCTGCAACTTGAAAGTCATTTTGATTGTTTTCGCTTGCGCATCTCGGCGCAGAGGGCGTCGGCCTTTTTCTTCGCCTCTTTGGCGACAAGTTTCTGCCGCTGGCTTTTCAGCAGCACGATCGTCTTGTCGATCTCTTCGATTTCGGGCGTCATAATTTTGTACTTCTCCATAAATTCAGGGCTGCACGGTGACGTGCCAAAGGCCGATTTGCGCGATGGCGTAGCCAAACCACACGATGCCGTTCCAAAAGTTGTGCTGGATGAATGCTTGGTCGATGGCTACGGCGAAGTAAGCGAAGCCGACCAAAGCGATGAGGATTGCGCTGGTCATTCTGCATCCTCCTCGCGTCCGCAGCGGATCGCCCAGATGAACATAAAGCCGTATGCAGCGAGGGCGCCGATGAGCATGCCCGCGGCGAGGCCGATAAGGATGTAGCCGGCGGCGGTCACTCGTGCACGCGCCTCCATTTATCTTTCCACATCGACCTCGCCATCATGGCGGACTTCTCAGCGACTGCTTCTTCGCTCATGTCGGGGCAGACATGGTGCAGCAGCTCATGCAGAACCGTGTCCAGCTCGTCCGCGCCGGATTGCCGCGGGTCGATGTAGACTTTGCCGTCGCCCATGGTCATGCCGTCCGCTTTTTCGCGGCCGAGCTTCTTACGGACGATTGCGATGGTTCTGCGCGGGGGCATTAGGCGAGGTCGGCTTGTTTGGAATCGCACTCGGCGCCGCACGCGGCGTAGCCAGCAATATCAACCCAGTTGTCCGCTTTCGGGCGGTGAGCTTGGCGCGCGATTTTCACGCAGATCATCAGCGCAGCGATGTCGCCGGCCGTCACCTGCACGGTGTAGCCGTTGCTGCGGGTCAGGTAGGCGCTGATCATGGCGGCTTGCGTTGCGAAGTCATCGTCGGGCGAGCCGTAGTCCTCGTTGCGCGCGCCGCAAACGGCGGACGATGCGGCGTCTAGTGTTTGCTTGGCGGTTTGCATTAGGCGGCTTTTTTGAGCATCAACTGCGCGTAGTGCAGCGCGAGGCGCGCTTGGAATACCTTCCAGAACGGCTCGGCGCTGAACATCCAAGCGACCTCAAAGTCATCCGGGGATTCTTTGCCGATGCGGACGATGCCGCGGCGTTGGACCTTCATGTCCGGCCGGTTCTCATTCCAGAGTTGTTCGTAGCCGGCGAGCTGGACCTTGTGCGCGCCGACAATGGCTTTGGATGTCTTCCAGTCGAGGAGGACGATCTTGCCGTCACGGTCGCGGGACGGTGCATCGATGGTGCCGCCAAAGAGATACTCCTCTGAGACAAGCTGCACCTCCGGCTCAATAACGGTGAGACCTTCGTCATCCCACCAGCGCTTGAAGTTGTTGAAGGCGATGGTCGCTTTCTCGATGTCCGCGGGGCTGAACTCGGAGAGGTCGGCAACGTGACCGTGCAGGAAGCACTCAATAAGGAAGTGCGCGATGGTCCCGATGTCGGCGGCCTTGTCGCGGACCTTCCGGTAGTCCTGACCCTCCATGCCGAGTTTCCATGCCCAGTGGATGAGACCGCTGCTGTCCTCGCCGATCTTGGCGATGGTGCTGGCGCCGGGAACGTCGGTGCCGTCTTTCAACGGATACTTTTGGTGGGCGCGGGTCTTCTCAAGGCGTACGATTTTGCGTCCGTCCTCGGTGAAGCGATCCGGCTCAACGAGCTTGGCGGCTTTGGAAGGGGAGCGGCGTTTTGCCGCCCCCCTTTTGACTGTGGTGTTTTTGGTCGGCATGAGGGTTACCAGGTGATTTCTTCGTCGTCCGTGCCGGTCTTGCGAGCGGCGGGCTTGGCTTCAGAAACGTCGAAGCCGTAGGCCACGGCGCTGCCGCCATCGCCCCATGTGACGAGGTCATGCACCATGACAGCCTTGGGCTGCAGCGTGATGCCAGCGCCGAGCGTGCCGGTGTACCAGCAGTAGGGCACGACTGCGACTTGGATCTTGGAACCGCCGCCGACATTATCGGTGATGATGTCGCCGGAAGTGTTGAACAACTTCGGCGCGCGGCTGTAGGTCTCGCCGGCTTTGTCTTTGCCCACAGCTTTGACCTTGAGCTTCAACTGGACGAGGCCGTCGTTGTCCTCCCACGGAGCGGCGTGGAGCTTGAGCTTGTCTTTTTTCAGCTCGGCTTTCTTCTCGGCGACGAACGCGGAGAAAAGCTCTTCGGCTTGCTTGATGAACGGTTCGGCTTCCTCGGCGGTTAGCTCGAGGTTGACTTTGAACACTCCCACGTCGTCGAACTTGGTGTCCGGGCGATTGAGGTGAGGGTAGCGGGCGATGCCCACGGGTGTGGTTAGGGTTTTTGATGCCATGTTATGTGCTTGGTTGTTGGTTTTGTGTTGGGACTAAAAAGTCGGAGCGGCGAAGGATCGTGAGGAAGTCAGCGGCACGCAGCGTGATGAGCCACTCTTCGCCGTTGCGTTTGTGGGCGACGACCGGGAAGAGCTTGGCCTTGGCGTCGCGGATGGCTTGGGCCATCCAGTCGCGGATCTTCACGACTTGGCAGAACTTCACCTCAAAGTGGAAGTCTGGCAGGCAAGGGCAGACCACATCGGGCGAGTCGCCAAGGCCGCTGAACTGCTGCCCGCGGCGGATACCGGAGTCGCCGAAGGCTTCGCGCAACTCGTCTCTCCACATGCGTTCTCCGCGGGCGCCCTTTGCGCGGCTATTCATTGATGGCCTCCCAAAG